ACATTCAATCTTGGAATTATCAATCGCCATCGGGTTTTGATCCGGCATTTGTGGACATCGTTGCCGTAGATGGATTTCAATTGCTAAATTTAACAACCCTTGGCACTTTTGCAACCGGTACCGCGGGGCAGACCACGGCGCAAAGGATTTCGGCTTTGCTAGATGCGGCCGATTGGCCGGGTGGCATGCGAGACATTTCGACCACCGCGACCACGACCGTACAAGCCGATCCTCAAACCGCTGGGAGAAGTGCGCTCGCCGCTATTCAATTAATCGAGCAGACCGAGCTCGGATCTTTCTTATTTGACGAATTTGGATATGCAAATTTTTATTCGCGAGCAGATATTGCCACCGCTCAAGCTGGTACACCGACAATTTTTACCGATGCCGGAAGCGGTGGGATCTCTTATGAAAAAGTCTCTTTTGATTTATCCGATACAGGATTGGTCAATTACGCATCCGTCACGCGATCCGGTGGATCCGAGCAAGTATCATTTGATCAAACATCAATTGATCAATTTTACAGCCATTCAAAAATTCGTTCGGGCTTACTTATGCAAACCGATGCAGATGCACTTAATCAAGCGCAAATGATTGTGGCATCTCGCAAAGACATCTCCGAACAATTAAGAATGCAAGCTCTTTTGATTGATGCATTTGATGATGATGATCCGGCTCGAATTGTAGCCGCTTTAGAGTTAGATATTTATTCGCCAATACAAGTCACTCAAACTTTGCCCGGTGGATCCGTGACAAGCAATCTTGTCATTCAAGGCACCGTGCACACAATTACACCGCAATCATGGTTCACCGAATTTTTGGTGGGTCAATCATATGTTTCCGGTTTTTTTGTATTAGACTCAAGCATCTCGGGGGTACTTGACTCCGATGTGCTCGGATATTAAGGAGAAAACAAATGGCCGCTGGATTACCTACAAAGGCTAACTTTACGACCGGAGCCGTCTTACTAGCTTCGGAAATGAACGATCTTGCCGGAACCGTCAATATGCTTGGCGATCTTACTTTTAGAGCCGTTACTGGTACTTCCGATACTCTTTTACTAGCTGACATAAATAACTACCTCATTACCTATTCCAGCACTTCGGCGGTTGCAATCACTATTCCGACCAATGCAACGGCGGCGATACCGGTGGGAAGTGTCATCAACCTTATTAAGATTGGTGCATCTGGCACAATTACGATTGCCGGTGCCGTTGGTGTGACGGTTGCAAGTGCCGCGGCCGTAAGCACATCTCCAACAATTACCGCGGCTTTTAGCGCGGCTAGTTGCATTAAAGCAGACACAAATTCTTGGTATGTAGTGGGCAAAATCGTATGATCTTAGGGATTTTGGCTAGTGCTGGGGGCGGTGCTGCTACCGCTTACGAGTCTATCGCTACTGTAACTGCCGCTGGTGGCGAAAGCAGTTTAACTTTTAGTTCTATCCCTGCCACTTTTACGCATTTACAAATACGGGGAATTGGCAGAAATAATTCGGGCAACACGACCGCTGACAGTATAAGAATAAGAATCAACGCTTCATCTGCTACTGATTATACCGGCCACAGTTTAACTGGTAATGGCTCAACAGCATCTGCTACAGGTGCGGCAACAGGCGGTACTAGCGGAATGACTTTTGCAAGCGCGGTTGCTGGTAGTGGTCAGACGGCTTCCTGTTTTGGTGTAATGATATTTGATTTATTGGATTATGCCTCAACTACTAAATATAAAACTGCCCGTGTATTTTGTGGTGATGATACTAATGCTGGAACCACAGACAATTCTATAAATGTTGCTTCTTCTTTGTGGATACAAACCACAGCAGTATCCTCAATAGTTTTGATATCAGCAAGTGGACAATGGGGCGCAGGTTCTACCTATGCACTCTACGGAATTAAGGCGGCAGCATAATGGCAGCAGGAGCAACATACGAACCGATTGCAACAACTACAGTTACAGGCGCAGCCGCAGAAATAACTTTGAGTTCTATTCCTGCTACATATACAGATTTACGGTTAGTTGTTTATGCTTTGGTTAACGGCGTTGCAAGTGCAGATGTGTTAATTAGATTTAATTCGGATACTGGAACTAATTATTCCTATACGGAAATATGGGGGCAAGGAACTGCAGCCTCATCAGCAAGAGGTACAAGCCAAAGTTCTATTAAGATAACAGAATCTGCTGTTGGTACTACTAACGGCGGCTTAGTGACAGTTGATTTAATAAGTTACGCTGGAAGCACTTACAAAAGCGTTTTAACTACAGGTTCGCAAGATAATAATGGTTCAGGTTATGTAGTGAGAGGCGTGGGTTTATGGCGTAATACTTCTGCAATAACTTCAATTAAAATCAGAACTTCATATGATAATAAAATGGGCATAGGTTCTACTGCCACTCTATACGGAATTAAGGCTGCATAATGGCAAATACTTATGTGGCTTTGGCTAAAAATGTTTTAACTTCAACTCAAACAAGTATAACTTTTTCGTCAATTCCATCAACTTACACAGATTTAGTTTTAGTGTATTCTGCTAGAGATAACAGTTCAGGCAATACTCGAGGCGGCTATACAATTAGAATAAATAGCAACTCTGGAAGTATTTACTCTTATACGGCTTTAGTTAAAGATGATACAAATGCGGCTATTTCCTACCGAGGTAGTTCTCAGGATAGAGGTTATTGGGGTTTAATAAACGGCTCGGCTTCAACGGCAAATACTTTTGGTAATGGTGAGTTTTATATTCCCAACTACGCAGGTGCAACTCGTAAAATCTTTTCGGTAAGTGAAGTAACCGAAAATAATAATGCTTCATCAACGGGAATAAACGCGACCGGTGCTAATATAAATGACACCAACGCTATTTCATCAATCACTTTCTTTTCATTTACGACAGATTGCGCGACAGGTTCATCATTTTACCTATACGGCATCAAGAACTCATAAGGAGATACAAATGACAAAACCAACCAGACTCGAAGTTAACTGCGAAACGGGCGCGCAGAGTGTTATCGAGTTAACAGATGAGGAAATTGCTCAACTGGAAACCGACCGCGCTAATGCCGAAGCCGATCGCCTAGCGCGTGAAGCCGAAGCCGAAGCAAAGGCAACAGCCAGAGCCTCAGCACTTGCCAAACTCTCAGCACTTGGACTATCGCCGGAAGAAATTGCCGCGCTCTAATGAATGCCGCAAAACTTATTGAGATCGCCGAAGCCGAGATTGGCTACGCCGAGACCTTTGATAATTTAACCAAGTACGGTGAAGCCATGAAAGCCAATGGGCTTCCGTGGTGTGGATCATTTGTCAATTGGTGCGCAAAGAAGGCAAAAATCAAGATCCCAAATACCGTCTCAACGGTGAACGGATCAAATGCATTCAAGAAGCTCGACAAATGGGTTAATGCACCCGTTAAACCCGATCCCGGATGGATCGCATACTTTGATTTTCCGGATGATAATGTCAATCGAATTTCGCATGTCGGTATCGTCGTGAAGGATCTTGGCAAAGGATGGTGTGAGACTATTGAAGGCAACACATCCGGATCCGGGTCTCAGCGCAACGGCGGCGAAGTAATGCGCAAAAAAAGGCAATACTCCAAAGGTGGTTCCATCGTGGGATTCGGAAGGCCGGATTTTAAGGAGCAAGCATGAGCAAGCACACAATCAACACTTTGAAGCAAATGAGCGGATCATGGGCACGCGCGGCGATTTCAGCTGGGCTTGCTTATTACATGGCAACCGGATCCATGGATCTCAAAGCTATTGCATCCGCGGCTTTGGCCAGCGTAGTGCCACCAATTTATCGTTACCTCAATCCAAAGGATTCTTTGGGTAGATGATTCGCGCCGTATCATTCGGGATTGCGGCGGCTTTGATTTTGGGGGGGTGTGGGTATGACGGATCAATCAGATATCCATGCCAAGAGTTCCAAAATTGGGAAACCGCCGCATGTCAAAAAGGTGGAGCATGCGAGGCCGATTCGACCTGCACTCGAGACCTTGTGGATCAATAGGGTCAATCATAAAGTGCAAAAAAGACTTGCTCCCGAGGACATTCATGCTCGGTTGATTCTTATTATAGGCGCAACCCTTGCAATCACTTTTTTGATCTTGGTATTTTCGGCATGTTATGCCTTGGTATTTGTCACGCAACCAATGAAGCAATCGCCCAACGATGCCGCCTTCATCGATTTGCTCAAGACTCTTGCTATATTTTTGACCGGATCTCTTGGTGGGGTCTTGGCCGGTAACGGTCTTAAATCAAAAACAAAAAGTGAGGATCCTAAGCAATGACATCTCTGGCCGTGATAGTTCCATCACGCGGAAGGCCACAAAATATCAAAGACTTAATCGAATCATTCGAAAATACAAAAGCGACTTGTGATCTTTGGGTCGTATGCGATGAAGATGATCCAACACTTGATCAATACAAAGCTCTTAATCTTGATCATCTTTTAATTTATGAGCGCACACAAAAAGGCATGGCGCGACCGCTCAATCTGGCCGCTCGAGAAATCTTTGCTCTTGGAAAATACAAATACTTTGGATTCTTAGGAGATGATCATCGACCAAGAAGCATGTATTGGGATATTGATTGGACAATTGTGCTCGATCAAGGTGTTGGACTTGTATATGGCAATGACCTTTTGCAAGGCGAAAATTTACCGACGGCCGTAGCAATGCACGGCACTATTGTGCAAGAGCTTGATGGCATGGTGCCAGATCATCTTTTGCATTTGTACCTTGATAACTTTTGGAAAACCCTTGGCCTTGATATTGGAGCCTTGACCTACTTGCCCGAGACCATCATCGAGCACATGCATCCGCTTGCCGGAAAAGCCCAGGTCGATCAAGGATATGTCGATGTCAATGCTCCAGAAGTGTACGATGCCGACAAAATTGTCTTTGACAAATACATCAATTCGGATGAATATCGTGAGCTTGTGCGGAGATTGATGTGAAGGTACTTGTGACCGGATCATCTGGATTTGTAGGCCGAGCATTCTTGCGCTCGCCGAGACTTTCACAAGTGGCACTTACATGCATCGATATCAAAAACGGAGATGATGCTCGAGATTTCTTTCGAGAAGATTCAACGCAATTTGACCTTGTGATTCATCTCGCCGCCGTGGTCGGTGGGCGAGCATTGATCGAGGGTTCACCGCTATCTTTGGCCGTTGATTTGTCACTTGATGCAGAAATGGCATCGTGGGCGATTCGGACAAATCAAACGCACATCATCTATTTTTCATCAAGTGCCGCTTATCCGACAAATTTGCAGACCTTGGAAAGACGGCACTCGCTTCGGGAAAGTGATATTGATTTAGACGATATCAAAAATCCAGATATGACTTACGGGTGGGCAAAATTGACCGGCGAGATGTTGATGGATTACTTGCGCCGCGAAGGTGTCACCGTGCTAACCCTTCGACCATTCTCGGGATATGGCACCGATCAGGATCTTGATTACCCTTTTCCAAGCTTCATTCACCGGGCGGTGCATCGAGTAGATCCATTTGAGATTTGGGGATCGGGCGATACCGTGCGCGATTGGATCCACATCGATGACATCGTTGAAGCTTCTTTGGTCATG